TGACCAATCAAACCACAGTTGGTTCCAACTTGTCTTACACTAAATGTAAAAGGCGCTCCAATAAATTGAATTATGTATGCAGCACTATCAGTTAAAACAAGAGTATAGTCTTTACCTTGCACTGCTCCTCTAATTTCATTACCAGTATCTAATCTAAAAGTACCAGATGTATTAGTTGCTGTTGGAGTATAATCATTTAAATTTTCTTGGTCTGAGAATCTAATAAACATTGGATCTTGTGTTCCTGTGCTTCCAATTGTTGTCTCTGTTCCAAAATGAAACACATGTCTATCTCTATCAGATACTAATGTAAATCTAGATGCTGTTGGGTTTGCTGATGTAGAAAAACCAGATGTCGATGTAGAAGCTCTAACTGTTCTCGCACTAGTTGCTCCTGCATTCCAAGTAAATGTTTTACCATTACTAATAGTTGCAATAAGGACTTCACCAAAATTATCCAAGGACCATTGGCCTGGATCTAATGTTACATTACTAGTTGATCTAGGTGTGTTCCATGTTCCTGCTCCCCATGTAGATGTGCCCCAACCATAACCAGGTGTTTGAACTGGTGGACCAATTGTTACATAAGGGTTTATTGTAGCAGCACCTGTTGCACTACTTGCACCTGCAGAGTTAGAAGGCATTGTAATTTGAAATGTACCAGACTGAGAATTTAAAACTTCAAAAGTATTATCTGTAAAATCTGCTGTTGAATAACCAGAGTTTGTTGGAATAGTTACACCCGTAAAAGTTATATACTCTCCATTTATTAATCCATGACTTGTTTTATTTACTGTAACGGTAGCTGAACCAGATGTCACTGTAAAAGTTGCACCTGTAATAGCTGTATCTAAAGGAGTAATGTCAAAAAAATCTCCACCATAATATAAAAACAAACCTTTATTAGTTCCAATAGCTGAGTATTTTTCTCCTGCTAAACTAGTAAAAGCATGTTTAGCTCTAGCAGCACCTGGTAAAGTGTTAGATGTAAGTTGAGACCAACCGCCTATTTTTTCTGGTAAACCATATCTAAATCTAACAAAATCTCCATCAGTCCATTGAGATTCAGCCCCTGATTCTGTGACTTGTTTGTTAAATCCTGGTTTAAAATTAAGTTTTTGTAACATATTTTATCCGTATTATAAAAGAAACAAGGACAAATATACTACTTTTTAAACCAACTTGGAAGTCCTAAATGGGGCCGTTTGTCAAACATATTGTCTTTGGCTCCTGGTGTTTTACGATTGTTGTAGTGCAAAAATACTTGTGCGCAGTCTTTGCCTTTAAATTTATTTCTCCAATGCTCTAGTTCACAACCAGAGTACACTAACATATCTCCTGGTTTTAGATTTACCTTAACACCTTTCTTACCAACTTCTCCAGAAGGCTCAAGATATATTGGCCAATCATCGCCACCAAGATTCATAGTTGTAGATATTTCACAACTAAATCTATCTTTATGTCTTTTAAGAACATCTCCTTTTTTATAAATTCTTGCATATGTGTAAGATGGATATAACTTTAAACCTGTTGTCTTTTCCATAATTGGTTGACACTTTAACATTAAAGTTTCCATAGCTATATCAGAATAACTACTATAAGTGTTTGGTATCTGTTGATTTTTATTTTCATAAAGACCTAAAAAAGTTTCATAAGGAGAAATGTATTGAGCCTTGATACTTGTATCAAAAACTTGTTTCTTCATTAAAAAATAATTGTAAAGAAATAATGCTAAATCTTTATCAATCGCTTTTTTAATAACTACATATTTATTTTTTTTAAACATACTATTTAAATGGATATCCAAGGTTCCACATTACCAATGAATATCTTGTTCCTTTCGTTACTGGTTTAACTCTATGCCATACAAATGAAGGAAATACAACAATACTTCCTTTAGGCAATATTTCTTTTGCTTGTATTATATGTGTTTTTTTATTTCTTAAATGAGGATCGTAATTTCTAAAATCAAACTCTAGTTCTCCACCTTGATATTCTGATCCATCAGTTAGTTGACAGGTCATAGATAGTTTTCTTATTTTACCATAATCAGGTCCAGGGTTTTGATAAGGTTTGTCCCAAGAGTCACAATGCCAATCATAGTATTGATTTAATTTATATTTTGTAAATTGACAAGATTCACTTCGATCCCATTCAAAATTCCAACCTGAATTTATATTTGCTGCATGAATATAAGGATGTAATTCTTTATATATCCAAGTATCATTTAACCAAACAAGATCTGAATCCCTTTTGCGTTTCATATCTTTAATTTCATCTTTAGTTAATTTTTTATTATTGTAACCACCTGTTCTTGCCATGGTGTCTGCTTTTGACAAACCGTGTTTTATAATATCGTCACAAATTCTAGGTGGTATTACAGATGTAAAATACCAATAGTAATTACTTAAATTCATAATTTAAATATCTTTCTAGCTCTTTCTTTTGCATAAATTTTTTACTGATACTTATACCTTATCATAACTATACCAGAACCACCAGATCCACCAGAACCAGGGTTACCACTATTTCCAGCTCCTCCACCTCCAGTGTTAGCTGTTCCAGATCCTCCGTTTCCAGATCCTCCTGTAGCAGTTCCACCACCACCAACTCCCCCTGAAGCAGAACCTGACGAACCTGTAATAGCCGCACCTCCACCTGCAAAGTATCTTAAAGAACCATCTGGTCCTGGTGTTCCAACAGAAGGACTTGGGTTAAAAGCTGTACCTACTCCAGCACCCCCTGGAGAATTTGGAATACCTGAAAGTGTACCTGAAGTTCCAGCACTCCCTGCTCCACCTCCACTTGATTCTCCATTTACATTTGGGTTACTAGATACTGGACCACCTGGGTTTCCTTGAGGAGGACTTACAGGAGGAGTATTTCCTGAACCTGCACTAGCTCCTGAAGGATTACCTACTTTTTTTGCACCACCACCAGAACCTCCTGGGCCACCATTTGCATTATTATTAATTAAAGCTCCACCTCCACCACCACCTGTAGATGTTATACTTGAAAAAACTGAATCTGATCCTTTAGCTCCTGGAGGTTGTGGTCCAGATTGAACACCTCCTGCTCCTCCCGCTCCAACAGTTACTGGATAACTTTGAGCAGTTACGGTTAAACCACCACCTGGATTAGCTAAAGGACTTCCTGTCCATGCAGCAGGGCTTGGAACGGATTCTCTAAAACCTCCTGCTCCACCACCGCCACCACCATGTGTTCCACCTCCTCCACCAGCTACCACTAAATAGTCTACTGTTGCTGGACCACCCACAGGATTTGTCGGTGCGTTACCTGCTTGTGTAACTGTGAAAGTTCCTGGTGATGTAAAAGTGTGAATTTTGTAATCGCCTACAGTTGTAATTGTTCCACCTGTAGCTGCTGTAAATTTTTTATTACTTCCGCCTCCAATGCCTCCTGGCATTTTGACTGCTTTACTTCCAATTAAAGGCATTTAAAATTCTCCTATTATGCGAACTTTGTTTGTGCTGCAATAACTGTAAATGTAGCACTTGCAGTTTTAATTATTGTGTAACTGTATACGTCTGTTGAAGAAGCGTTTCCTGCTGAGGGAGCTGCTCCATCTTGCCATTTAGGAGTAACACTTGATCCATCAATTTGAAAAGCTGAATTATAATATGCTGTTGATCCTTGTGGTACAAGAGTTACAATAGTTAATGACTCTCCTGTATCCATAATATTATTTAAACTATTTGAACCATCTCCTCTAACGTTTAATGTCCAGTTTGCAGAAGCATTAGAAGTAGCATTAAAAATAGATTGTGTAATAACATCAAAGTTAATTGTACCTGTAAATGCTGTTGCAGCATTTGTAACTTTTTCTGCAGTTTGTTCTATTTTAGCTGCACCTAAGACAACTCTTCCAATACCTTTTGGAGAAATATTTAAATCAACATTTGTATCACCACCAACTGCATTAAGAGAAGGACCTGAACCTGTTGCTTGGTTAGTTACTTCAAGATTATTAACAGCTGATGCTGTTTTTTGAAATACTATTTGTTCATTATTATCATCATCATATATGCCATGATCATCATCAATTTTAATATTAAATGAATTGGTATCTAAATCTCCACCTAATTGTGGACTAGTATCCTCTGAAACTTCTGTAATAGCATTAGATACAAAAGCTGTATCAACTACATTAGTTCCATCTGAATAAATTATTTTAGTGCTTTTATCTGTAGCAGACCAGGTAACCCCTGTTCCTGAACTTGTTTTAAAAGTTACTGTGTATGCACCAGTTGTTGCATTATCTACAATATATGTTTTTTCTATTGAATCTGGAATAGTAACAGTTCTATTAGCTGTTATAGTTCCTGTTAATTTTAAAACTTGATTTTTACCATTTGATATAACACCATTAGAAAACGTTAAAGTTGCACCCGAAGTAATTCCAATTGCTTCATAACCACCAATTGCTTGTTCTAAAACAAGTAAATTAGTGTTAGTAATTTGGCCCCATGTTCCAGAGTTATCACCTGTTGCTTGAACTGTAAGTTTTAAACTTGTTGATGTGGTATTAGCCATATTTTAAATTCCTTAAACTTTTGTATGATATTAAATTTGTTTAGCAGTGTCAATTTATTATGATACTGGAGTAAAACCTGCAGTTGGTGCATTTCCTGTATTAACTTCAGTAAAACCTGCAGTTGGTGCATTTCCTGTATTAACTTCAGTAAATGTTTGAACAGGCCCTGTTGGAACTTCTGTATGTATTACAATGCTTGGAGTTCCTAATAAAGTTGCAAAACCAATTCCTGTTAAAGTAATAGTAGCACTTCCAGTAACTGTTGCGTCACCTTCTTGCATAGCAAGAATTATACCAGTGACATTTACATTAGCATCAGCAGTAACTGTACCTGTACCCTCTTGCATAGCAAGAGCGATACCAGTTACAAACGCTTGACTATCGTTATTAACTAGCGATGAGAATGCACTTTGTGCAA